GAAAAGGATTCGAGAGCAGGGAAACGGTACGAAACAGAACAGTTGCAGTTTTGGGGCGACCTAGAGGGCAATTTGCATTCTGTTATGGATCGACTGCGAACTCATGAATATCCGCCAGATATATACCACCATTTTTATGTATATGAACCAAAACTTAGGAAAGTAATCTATTCAGATTATACAACCAAGGTAATTCAGCGAGCAGCTTATAATGTATTAAATCCACTAGTCTGCAAAGGAATGATAAGCGATACCTATTCTTGTATTAAGGAAAGAGGGCAGCTAAAATCCATGCAGAGGTTGGCAGAGTGGGTTGACTACTGCGAAAAAAGCGGCGAGCGTTGGTATTACTTAAAAATGGACGTGGCGAAGTTCTTTTATAGAATGAACCATGAAATATTGATGAATATCATCCGGAAGAAAATTGGCGATAAGCAGGCTGTGAGGTTCTTGGAGCACTATGTTTGTCACGCATCCAGAGCCTTCGGTCTTCCGGTTGGAATTAGTTCTCCTTTGGATATTCCCGATGATGAAATGCTGTGGGATGTAGGGATTGCTATTGGTGGCGGTCTTTCTCACATGTATGGGAATATGTATCTGAATCCGATGGATCAGATGGCAAAGCGAGAAGAACATATACCATATTACATTAGATACATGGACGATGTGATTATCTTGTCTACGGATAAGGATGAGTTGCATCGATACAAGAATCGTTTTTCAGAATTTCTTGGTGATGAATTGAGGTTGCAGCTAAATAACAAGACAGCAATTCGACCAATATCACATGGAATGGAATTTGTCGGGTACACAATAAGACCTGGAAATGTGAAACTAAGGAAAAGCACAAGTCTGAGAATGAAAAGGCATTTAAAAACAATACAGGAGCTTTATCGTGATTATGAGATAGACCTTGATAGAGCCCGCTCCACTCTTATGAGTTATAAGGCCTTGATGGACCATTGCGACTGCAGGGCTTTGGAAAAGAAAATATTTGAGGATTTTGTTCTTACGCACAATCCGAAGGAGGCTGATACAGACAATGGATGAAGACAATATGTTGGAACTACTCGAACTTTATATGGATATGGTTGAAAAACAGGATGAAATCATATACCGCCTTGGAAAAATCGTAGCCAGACAGGCAACGGATATTCAACTGTTGAAAAATGACAGGGAATTTTCGGACGATAAACTGGCGGAGGATACAGCAATTGTAGATGAAGTTATCGGGCAGTATAACGATATGAAAAGCGAATTAGAGCCGTAAGGCTCTTTTTTTTATGCCCTTTGGAAGGAGGTGAGAGAACAATGGAGGATCCAATTACAAGAGCTGAGTATGAAGAATACCAGAAGCGAATGGAACAGGAAGACCACAGGCAGAACCGACGAATTGAACAGTTGGAGGAAACTACCAAGCAGATTAACGCTCTTACAGTATCAATTGAAAAACTGGCACAGAGTGTTGAAAGCATGGTTAGGGAGCAGGAGGCACAGGGGAAACGTCTCGTGTCTTTGGAAAGCAAAGACGGAGAAATGTGGAGAAAAGTCGTTGGTTATGTAATAACTGCGGTAATAGGAATTGTCCTAGGATTTGCATTTACGCAAATTGGAATGTAACTTTAGTTGAGATTATTTATAGGAGGAATCATCATGAACATGGAATTTATTATTGCTAATGCGTCACAGTTACTTGTTGTAGTTGCGGTTATCTGTACACTGATTTCTGTAATTACAGAGTTCACAAAGGAGATTGGTATTCTTAACAGAATTCCTACATCTTTGCAGGTCTTAATCCTGTCAATTATAATTTGCGTCACAGCCTTTTTTGCATATATTTCATATGCGAAAATCACCTTCGTGTGGTATTACCTTGTGGCTGTAATTTTTGCTTCATTTATTGTTGCTATTGTTTGCTGCAAAGGTTGGGAATATCTGATTACTATTTGGAAAAGGTTCTATAAGCCGGAGGATAAATGAGAACGGTGATTATGGTCTACATAATCATTGCAATTTTAGGATTCACAGCAGGAGTGATTTTGCTTTGCAGGGCAATGTATAAATCTATATCCAAAAGACACACAGAGAATACACCGGGGATAGTAATATTCCCGGTATTTCTTGTGTTAGCATCAATAGCATGGCCGCTGTGTCTAATTGCACTTTGTGTACTGACCATAAAAGAATTGGATAATGAACAAAATAACTATGATCAAAGAGATTTGTAGGAGGAACACATGAAAGAACAGGATTTTATTCAGAAAATATGTGGATATGCGATAAGTGATATGAAAGAGAACGGAATCCTCGCCTCTGTCACGATTGCTCAGGCTATTCTTGAAAGTTCCTGGGGCACATCTGAATTGGCGAAGAAAGCTAATAATTACTTCGGCATGAAATGCTCTCTGAGCAGCAACTCGTGGGGAAGTGTATGGGATAGAGTATCAAAATACACAAAAGTCACAAACGAGCAGGATGAGGCCGGAAAAATTTATACTATCAAAGCGGATTTTAGGGCATATCCAGACATAGAAATGAGCATAAAGGACCATTCAATGTATCTTGTTGGTGCTATGAATGGAACGGAACATAGATATTGTGGTATCGCAAACGAAAGAGACTACAGAAAAGCGGTTGAAATCATTAAAGCTGGAGGATATGCCACAGATATAAATTATGTGTCTAAGATTTGCTCAATCATAAAGAAATATGAATTAACACAGTATGACGAAATGAAGGAATTGAATATGGGAATTGAAATCAGAAAGCAGATTGCAACGAATAGTCCCTGCAATAAAACGGGAGATGAAATTACTGTAAAGGGCTCTATGTTACATAGTGTAGGGTGTCCGCAGCCTAAGCCGGAAGTATTTGCAAAGATTTGGGAGACTTCTACAGGAGCCTGTGTTCATGCAGTTACAGGCGCTGACGCTTATGCAATTCAGTGTTTACCTCTTTTCCCGGAGAGGAAAAAGGCTAGAAGAGGATGGCATGGAGCAAGCGGAAAGAATGGCAGTGTCAACAACACACATTTATCTCTTGAAATGACAGAGCCGGCTACAATTAAGTATGTGGGAGGGGCTACATGGATTGAGACAGGAGATGGAAGTAATACCAAGAGACATGTCCTTGCAACATATGCGAATGCAGTACAGGTATTTGCTAAATGGTGCAAGGAATTTGGGCTAAATCCATTGGAGGATGGTGTAATTATCTCACATCATGAGGGAAATCAGAGAGGCATCGCAAGCAATCATGGAGATGTTGAGCACATTTGGAATAAGTTTGGACTTACTATGGATCAGTTTAGAGAAGATGTCAAGAAAGCCATGGGAGGACAGGCAATTGACACAGTGCCAGATACACCAGTAGATAACAGCAGCGATGATACAAGTTCACAGGCTGTCAATCCTTTGAGTGGTTCTGTGAAGATTATTTACACGGGGGATGATGGACTTAATGTAAGAAAAGCACCTTGTATATTGGACAAGTATGTTGATCATGTTGAACACGCAGGCACATTCACTGTGGTTGGTATATCAGCAGATGAAAAGTGGTACAAGTTAAAGAGCGGGCTTTTTATCACAACCATACCTGAATATGTATCATTCAAAGCAACACCGGAGCAGAAGCAGCAGACAGCAGGCACGGGATATTACAGAGTAAGAAAGAACTGGGATGATGCGGGCTCACAGATTGGAGCATTCAAGAATCAGAACAATGCCATTGAATTATGCAAGCAGAATAGCGGATACAAGGTATTTGATAATGATGGTAATGAGATCTATCCTTGCATCAAAGATGATGGTGCTCCTTTTAAGTTCCGAGTAACAATTCCTGATCTCCGAATTAGAAAAGGGCCGGGAACCACATATGATTATTGGAAAAAGAATGGAAGTGCTGAGCACACCGGGGAAAATGTATTCACAATTGTTGATACATCCGAGGGTCCAGGAGCAAAAATGTGGGGCTTGTTAAAGTCCGGAGAAAAGGATAGAAACAGATGGATTTCTCTTGATGAAGATTATGGAAACAGACTGTAATAGTCAAGACGGGCAGTTGCTCCATAACCTATACCGATAAGATATAACACAATCCGCTATAAAATAACAAACGACACAAAAAGATGTCAGAAAATGCTATTTTATAACGGAAGGAGCAACGACGTATGATAAGAATTTTACTATCTACAAAGCTCGGCGAAATGAAATGGAGTCAGGCGGATCTGGCCAGGGCAACCGGAATCAGACCCAACACCATCAGCGAATTGTACCATGAGTACACAGATAGGGTGAATTTGGAACACCTCGACCTAATATGCGAGGCTCTACATTGCGAACTCGATGAACTGATTGTTAGGGTGCCAAATGATTATGCGAAGATTACCCACACCAGATCCGGCTCCTTGATTTCGTCAGACAAGTAGTGCTGCAACACTGCTGTCATAGAGAAAGACGTTCAAGGACCGAACGTCTTTTTTTATACCACAATATTTATCTGCATTCAATGGTATTTCTATCCAACGAATTCTCAAATAGTGCTAAATCAAAATTATTATCAATATATCCCTGCCGGATGGTTTCTATGTAGGTCGAAGATGGTCTTCCGGGTACACACTGTTGGTTCATAATATAGACCATAGCTCTTTTCTTTTTTCCGTCAATATCAACCATTACATTCTGCTTATAATAATATCGGGGATATCCTTCGTATATATCTAATCTTTTCTCGTCTTCCGGCTCAATACTCCATAGTAAAACAGG